TAGTAATTTGCATCATATAATCTAGATGACTGTGTTACTGGTGATGGTGATGTAACACTGTAATCATGACGATACATTTCATATCTTGTTCCTTGAGTCCAATCAATTCTTCTAACTAATCTTCTTACATTAACACTAGTGACTTTTTTGCCAAAAATCATAGTGTCAGAAACATGATTAATATTATTAAAATTATCTACTGGATTCGGCGTATTTGTGTTCCAGTCAGAAGTTCTTCCAAATCCAACTTGGGTCGGATTTGATAGTCCCAAAAACACATAGTAAGAATTTGAAGAACTTTCTATATTCTCTACGAAGTTATTAGCATTAAGAATTCTAAACTGATCTGTTACAATAGCAGCCATATTATTAGCTTTTTCCTATATTTATACTACCCAAGATCCTTTCTCAATGCCCCACTATCTCTCAATCCATAATCCCTTCTTTGAATTGATGGGAATGTTGACAATCCAGAATCAATTGTAAACCCAGTTACGCCAATAGAAATTGGAGATGTAGACCTACTAAATCCAGACAATCTACCCCAAGAGAATTTACCAATAGGACTTGTAGTGCTTCCTGTAGTGTTAATACCAACAATATTAGAACTGGAATGAACGTTGGTAACAATTTCAGAATTTGATCCACTGGAAGTTATCGAATGTATATAATAAACGTTATCCAAGAACGTTGTCCCTACACCAACAACAGAAGAATTATTTGAGTCAATTGAAGTCACTCCAGATCCAACAGAAGTGTTGAATATGTAAATTGGATATCCAGTTTGTAATCCAACAAAGGATGAAGCATTTAGGAAGAATTTAAGTGCCAATGGATTTCCAGAAGTTCCGGAAGTAGTTGTAATTCCAGTAATAATTCCAGAGAAACCTTGTACAGTGGTGATATTATTAATATCCTCTTTTGTAAACGAAGGTAATGGGGTCAATACTTGTGGAGGAGCACTTTGATTATAACCAAATCCTGGATTTGTAATAGTAGTTGAGGTTATTTGTCCATTAGTTATTGTTGCTGTCGCTCTGGCAGTTGTACCAACACCAACGCCAATTGATGGTGGAGCAGATATTGAAACCGTTACAGAAGACCCAACATAACCACTACCGCCACTAACAATGCTTAAAGATTGTATTGTTCCACCAGCAGATACTACAGCAGTGATTCCTGCGGCAACTGGAGACGAACCAGTTATAATTAAACCACCGAAACTGGTAATTACTAGTGATGAAGTGTTCTCTTCGTAATTAAAGAATTGTGCGTCATCAACAAATAGTTCTGTATCTGTGGTTGAGAAGTTTTTAATAATCTTTGAAGTTGGATATACTAAAGATTCTATGGAGTCTCTGGTCTTATAGACATTTTCTCCATTTATAAACTTATCAACCTTTTGCTTAGTCCAACTAAATGGTTTAAAGTTGGTTTCATCAATTCCCTGTTCAACATAGAGATTAGTTTCTATCTTGTCCGATGTTGCGATGTTATATATTGTTCTGAGGTTTTGATCTATAGTTCCTGGATAGTTATTATTTTTAAATACCTGAACTAAATCACCGACTTTAACTGTTTCATTTACGGATACTGTGACGCTATCAGTTCCTGTAGTTCCTTTATAGAAGAAAATAGAAATATTATCTTCTGGTTCTGGAGGAACGATAAAGGTGAATGACGTGCCTCCTTCAAAAGCATAAGAATCATCGGGGGTTTGAAGAACTCCATTTACAAAAACTAATAGTAATGAATTTAGATCAATTAAAGAAGACTCTGGATCATTTGAATCAATTTCAAAACTCAACAATTGTCCATTATATCTTAATGGGAATCTGGTTCTAGACCCATCTTGAAGATCATCAATTGGATCAATAAAATCAAAATCGCCAAATTCCCAAGAAGACATTTTATCTGTAAATACGTCCAGAACAGTCAATTCAAAGTTAGTTAATGGTGATGCTAGGTTTTTAGCGGTTACCAGTCCTACAGGTTTGAATACATCACCAATTTTGAATCCATATCCAGGTCTTGTAATCTTAAATGAAGTAACCTCAAATAAAGTAGATCCAATTCCTGTGGTTGAACTTGCTCCTACATCAATAGACACCAACAATCCTGTTCCTGTTTCTGTAGTTGCTCCAACACCAAGTCTGGATACACCCATAACTTCAAGATTTTGATAGGATGGTTGAGGTACTTGAATGGTTGGATTTGTATATCCAGATCCTGGATTTACAACTGTAAATGCTAAAGTGCCACCCAAACCAACAACAGCAGTAATAGACGCTGCTGTGCCAGTATGACCCGACTCAGTGATTCCTATGGAAATTGTACCACGGTATCCAGAACCACTAATGTCAGCGGTTCCCAGACCCACGGAAACTATGGTTCCTGCGGTTCCAACAATTGCGGTAACGGAAGCACCAACAAGAGGAGCAATACCAAGTCCACCGCTTGACCCAAGAGATACGATGACGCCGCCACGAGGAAGTTGATTTTGATTTATATCAGAGGTACTCTTAATTATAGATCCATTGGAAGAAGTTATTCCTGTGAATACAATGCTAGAAACACCAACATTTTCAATATATGAATAATTATTTCCAGTATTGTTTATTGTGGATGGTTTTTGGAATATGCCGTTGAGTAATAGAATACCACTTCCTGTTTGAATTCCAGTAGTATTAATTCCTTGAACAGTAACAGTATATGTTTGTCCAATTCCAGTAAATCTATCAGAAATATCGTCAAAAATTCTATTATTTGTATAATCATTTCTTAAGTAAACTCTTCCATCAAAACTTGATCTAGTATATTCTAGATTTGAAGAGTCTTTTAATATGGTATTCTTACCCTTAGGCGCATCAGTGAAGTAAATTTTGTTTCCAACAATATTAAAGGATCCTGAGTAAATTCTTACAGGAGATCCATCGGTATGTGACGTTGAAGATGATCCAACAAACCCCCTTGCTACTTCTAACAAAGGAACACCCCCAGTGGCTGTTATTGGTCCAACAGAAGTTGTACCAAATCCAACAGATACAATTTTCATGTATTCATTGTCAATTTTTAGAATATTATTTGGAACTATAGATGTAATTCCCGTTACTCCAAATACTGTTGAAGAATTTGTGATCTGTCCACCATTATTGTTTAATGTGGTGTTTATTGGAGTAAACGACAGAGGTGATTGAATGATGCCATCAATATCAATTAGAGATTTCTCAAGTTTTTTGTACATCTCCAACTTATGATTATTACCAGATCCAGATGATGTAAATGTAACGTATATTCCACTGGAAGCATAATCTTTTCTTGTAGAAAGTCTGAACTTATCTTTATTAATTTTTATAGCATAAACTTCCGATGGTAAAATACTGGTAACAAGACCAACAGAGTTAAGCGTTGACCCTATCCCAACGGCAGAAGCTGCCACTCCAACAAAAGTTGAACTTGGAGTATAAATTAATCTCTCCCCAGTATTGAAGAAGTGATCCTGAATTGTAAATATCCCAGTAGAAGGTTCAAGGACGGATGTATTTGCTGGATTGAATTTCTTCTCAAAGATTGGTACTCCTTCATAATTGAGAATAAAATCTTTTTTATTAGATCTTGTACCGTTAATAGCATTGTATTGGATTAAAGATAGTGATTCCGTAACAGGACCATATAGTAAATCTGGAGCAGCATTATCCAAATCACTTTGAGTGTATATCACTTCACTAAAACTTTGAATCTGTAAACTTCCAACAATAGATACATCAGGATGGAAGATTAAATTAAAGTTGGATCCATTGTATTCTGTCGAGAATGTTCCTATTCCAGAAGTGCTTCCAATTGATATGAATGGATATTGGGTGCTGTACGTATTTTCATCATTATGTACCATTAAAATTTGATGTATAGCACTAGTAGATCCGTAAGATACTCTTACAATATTTTTAACACCTGTTATTTCCGAAGTGCTAAATCCTACAATAGTTGAAGCAGAAGAAACATTCACATAATTTGATTCTAATTTTATGGATCTTTCAGTCCCATCAATTTGACCGGTTTCTTTAAACCTATAGGTTCCAATTCCAGCAGCAGTTGTGCCAAATCCAACAACCTTTGATCTTATTAGAACTTCATTTGAAGTATTATTTTCATAATTCAGATACAGAATTCCAGAATTAATAGATGATGTAAATGTACCTATGAAATTTGATGAAAATACAGGATCTGATCCAGTGTCAACATAATATTCTGAGAAATATGAATTAGTTCCATCGTGGGTAACATAAAGTTCTACAAAGTTCTTTTCACTTGTTGAATTATTTGTTACCTCAACAGAAGCAAAATAAGAATTAACATTTGAAATATTATCTGAAATAATTTCAGAAGTTTGTCCAGCACTTACAATTCTATTAACACCTGTTAGATCAACAAAACCTATGCTTTGGGTTGAAATTCCCGTTAGATCTGTATTAAAGGTATTTTTAAATACTTTGATGTCATAATCACTATCAAATGGATCTAAAGGTGTAAATCTTAGAAAAGAATTACCAAACTCATCTGTATTTCCTGTTATTTCTACTAACTCTTGAGATGTATTGTATACGTTAGATTTTTCAAATGTGAAGATATTATCAGAGTCTTTAAGAACTACTAATTCAACAATTTGAGTATCATTATTATTTGGATTCTTTATTTGAGTCAAGAATCTTGAATAATCTTCATCAATAAACAAATCAACATATTGATCCAATGATGATAATGAATTGGAGAATTGAGAACTTATGTCGTCAATTTTTAAAACGCGGTTTGATCTACACTCAATATAATCGGCTAGTTTTTTACTCTTAAGTTTTAAGAATTTTGACTTGTTATCAACAACATCAACATCAATGGTTAAGTCGTAATTGTTGATAGTATCCACTCTCTTCTCTTCTAAAATATCAAAAATGTTGATTGTATCAATTGTTGAGGATCCAATTGAAACTGTTGATGTTGATTTTACTTCAGTGTCAGCAAAATTCTTAAGTCCACTTGTATGTAAGAGACGATTTACTGGATTTACAAGTTCTTCAAACTCAATAGGACTTTTTACTGTATAAGACAGAGATTGATAGTAATCGTTGTCTGCCAACACCTGGTAATCTTCATCAAGTTTTCCTATGTTGTCTGACCAACCATAATCTTGACGTAAAGAGTAATCAACATCAAATCTTCCAAAGTTATCAATTACATCATTAATTGTGGCAATAGATCCACTTACAGATCCTTTTATAGTTTCATTTAGTGATAACTGATAATCTCCATAAACTTTAATATAATCCTTTCCACTTTCAGTAATAATTAAATCAACACTAACAAATTGCCCACCAGTTAGTGAGAGAAGATTTTCTCCTACCTGGAACAGTGATGGTGCTTGTGTTACTCTAAATCTTGGATAATCATCGTATTTTACGATAGACGCATATGAATTTTGTGATGTTTTGGCAATACCAGCATTTGTTGTAATACCAGACAAGTTAAACTCAATTTCTGCTGGGTTTGTATTTCTATATGCTGAGACTGTAAAGAAATCATATCCATAGTCAGAAGAATTAAATCCTTCACCATCATTACCATATTTTTGAATCCCTTCAACAAAGATTTTTTCACCAACACTGAAGACTGATGTAGAGAATCCAGAAATCGGTGTTACCAACACACAAGTTACAATCCCACTTGTTGAAGACTGTATGGTGTTAATTGTTACTCCATTACTGTTATTAATAGCAACTATTGATTGCTCTATGGCACTCAATCCTTTTGGTGACTGAACAATACTGACATTAGAAATTGAAGTTCCACTTAAATTGGATTGAATAAGACCAGTTACTATTTGATCACCTGTTTCTGGATTAACTATTATCAAATCTGGTGCTGATGTGTAGTTTCTTCCACCATATAAAACTTCAATATTTGTGATTTCATCAGAATTAATCAATGAGACAACTGGAGAAACAAATGCTTCTGGTCTCAAAGTTTTATCTGAAGAATATTCAAATCCAGGATCAATAATACGAACATCATCGATTCTATTGACGTTTCTAGAATTTGGGAGAATTTTAGCATTCAATCCTTGAGTCGATGCTATACTTACAAAAGTTGGTAGTTTTTTATATCCATATCCACCAAATGTTATTTGTAATGATTCTACACCCCCTCTAGCAGACGAAGAATTGGTTGAATACTTTAAAGTATCTGTATTTGTAGTATTATATGATAATGATTCTGGAATTTGTTTTAATGAAACATTAAAACTCGTTGTTCCAACACCAAAGACTTTATAATTGTTATTATACTTACTATCAACATAAGTAATCTTTGAATGGTTAAACACATCCGTATCTGATGTGCTAATATATCCAGATTTTTCTAATGTATAAAATAGGTTAGTTGGATTATCTACTGAATAACCAAGTGTTAGTGATGCATTGGTAGTTAATCCTACTGTACCAACTCCAGAAACAACGAAAACATCGGTGCTTCCAGTGGACACGAATTCGTTTTTAAATTCAGCATCATAGAATAGTTTGAATTTATAACCCAATAGCGAAGAATCAGTGAGATCAAAAACTAAATCATTGTTATTAATTACAAAAATCTCTGGATTGATCGGTGAAATTTGGTGATTGGATCCACCAGTAGATCCCAAACTTACAATATTTGGTGGGTATGTTGCAGCATCATAATATGTTTCCGATAATTTAATATTATTGTCATCAATTCTATAAACAAAATATTCACCAGTGCTTAATCCACTTGAAACTAAATTAGAATCATAGAATACTTTATCACCAGTTTTTAACCTATGGGATGGTATTGTGATTTTATTCTCTGACAAATCTATTGAAGATGAAGAAAATCCTACTGGATCAATTAAAATTTTATTTCTTGATGAATTGTACTTGACT